TGCTTGGGCTTCCTACACAATCATCTCCTCCTCAATGGAGGGATTACCACCTTTCACTGAAGAAAGGACCCAACGGGCAAGCAACCTTATCATCGATCACTGACCTAGTCTACATAGATGAAGAATCTATTGCAGACTTGACTACGCTGGGTGGTGATACCTTTGCCCAACAATTAAAAGCGCTTAAGCGTATGCTTGACCCCAAATTATGGGTGAGTAAGTTCAATCCCAAAACAAAAATTACAGGTAATGGGAGAAAACTTGTCTCAATTCCAGATAAGGAAGCTAAGACTCGCGTTATTGCGATCTTTGATTATTGGTCTCAAGATGCTCTTAAACCTCTACATGATACTATCATGAGGTTTCTCAAGAATCTCAAGGCTGATTGTACATACGATCAGACAAAAGCAATACCGGTAAAATCGCCTGGTCACAAATACTACAGTTTTGATCTCAAGAGTGCCACTGACCGATTCCCTATCGGGTTTCAGGAAATGGTTCTTGGGGTTATATACAATAGTACATATGCCGCAGCTTGGAGGAGGGTAATGACTTCAAAAGCCTTTACCAATCCATGGGGAGAACCATTAAAATATAATAAAGGTCAACCTATGGGTGCTCTTTCCAGCTGGGCGGTTTTCACACTTTCTCATCATATTGTAGTCTACATCGCAGCTTTACGCTGCGGTATCCAATCTAATCACGATAAATACTATCGCTTATTAGGTGACGATATCGTCATACTTCATAACGGTATAGCCACTGAGTATCAGAAGATCCTTAAGGGATTCGAAGTTGATATTTCGAGCCATAAGACTCTAATCTCAGACAATATGTGTGAGTTTGCCAAGAAACTCTATGAAGGAGGAACAGATATATCAGGCATCCAATATTCTTGGATACTGAATAAGACTTTTTACTGGACTATTACCGAAGAATTATACGGTATAATCGATAAATTGTCTCTGTCTTCCCATGTAGTGGGACCCCGGGGTGTTGCTCAACTTCTAACCTTACTGGGCCTTCCGATACGGTTTAAAAGCCATATCAGAAGAATGTTTATGTTACCACGCTCAGACGAAGCTGAGCAAGTAGTAAACTATAAACTGATCCAGCTCTTTTCAGAGCTAGATCTCCCATACGGATGTAACTTCAGAGACCACAGTAAAATAAAAGTGGTCAAAGATATTATGGCCGATATGGTATGTAAGAAGTTAGAAGACTCCTTGAGACCAATCGCTAATGAAATTGGCGACTTGCGAAAACTCGCAGCAGAATGTAC